CTTTTAACGTCCAAATAGAAAGTAGCACTACTTTTACACATAATGGTGTTGAATATACTGGTAAGTTGGCACCACCATTAAGTAATAATGGAAAACAAGAAGACTACGATTTAATGAATGTCTTTACTCCTTTCAGTAAAAATATAAAGTTCGATGACAAAAATTTCAGGAAACAATATATGATTTTGTCTGATGATATACTTGATGATAAAAAATACAACACATTCAAAAACGCAATGATTGGAAATATCATCGGAAATACAACACTTCTTGGGACAAGTAACTTTGAAATTGAAAAAGTTTTCGATTTATATTGGATTACTCAAACTAAACCCTTGTTTTCTGAAGAAAATGCGATTACAATAAGTTTCATAGATAAGTTGGAAAAAGATAATTTGAAAAATTATTTGAATTTTACACCTTACGAAACAAAAGATAGAATTTTGGGGTATTCAACTGAACCAGTAAGTGACGCAGCAACCGAAAACCAAAAATTATTGATAAAAGGGTTAGGTGGAACTGCGGGACAAAATGGTGATAAACTGACTTGGAATGACGAATTGGCTAATGAGGTCTTTATTTCTAAATTAAAATTTAACTAATGGCATTTCCGTATTACAATAGGTATTCCCAATTTGCTATAAACGGAGAACAAACTGTTGTTCCGTTCGTTCAGTTACCACAAAAAGTTACTGATAAAGCATATATCTACAAAGTTGGTAGATCCAGATTAGATAGGGTATCACAAGAATACTACGGCTCACCAGTTTTTAATTGGTTGATATTACAAGCAAATCCCCAATTTGGGGGGTTAGAAAATACCATTTATGATGGGGCAATACTAATAATTCCTTTCCCATTAATTCCATCTTTACAAGATTACAAATCAGCGGTAGATAACTATTTTTATTATTATGGCAGGTAACGTTCAAGCGGACAACAACGGGGATATTTTGGTGGAGTTTGACTATAACAATATTATTGTTGTAGATCCAAACAAAACTATAAATAGTGAAAAAAAAATCCAAGAAAGATTGGTGGATCATGAAAACCTTGTCATGTATGTCAATCTAGAAACAGAGGTTTTACCGAGAACAAAACTTGCGGTTGGTGGTTCTCCGAAAGATAGAATCAAGACAATATCGGCTCAAAAAATGAACTTTCTGAAGCCAACGAAAGATACTTTTTTAAGCGCAGGATATTATGATGAATTAACCGGTCAAAATACAACTCAGTTTCAAGGACAGAATCAAGCAAAATCAATACAAAATAAGGACAGTCAAGGTGAAATCTATAATAGAAATACAGTTGTCGATGAACAAAATGTGTTTGATAATGGTTTGCTTGGTATTACTAGTATTGAGGTAAATACAAATACGTCATTTGTTCCTTCTGTTCGTATGCAGTTGGAAGATGTCCAGGGTAAAGCGTTATTTCAACTTGGCGACAACTCACCTTATTCCGCTTTTTTTAATTTACCATATCCCCAGTTTTTTTTAACGCTAAAAGGATATTACGGGCAAGCAATACGTTATCAATTAAACTTGGAGAAGTTTAATTGCAGTTATAATAGTTTCAGTGGTAACTACCAAATAAATTTGGAGTTCAGAGGATATAAGTTTAATGTCCTGAATGAAATATCTATGGGACACTTGTTGGCGACACCGCATATGTATAGTCAAACATTTTCAGTCTCAAATCAACCAGTTGCACTCCAAACTACGAGTTCTAGCACGCAATTAAACGCAAAGACTGAAAATCAAATTGCTGGTGCGGCATCAAATAGTCCAAACGATTTGGTTACTCAGATTACATCTGAAAGAGGTTATCAAAAGATTAGAGAGGTTTATAGTGAATATAAAGCAAAAGGGTTAGTTCCACCAGAATTACCGGAACTTACTTTGGTTCAGTTAATGAATAAACTGGAGAACTTTGAGAACTTCATAATTAATTCGTATCCAAAAGCAAATCTTGAACCACTAACAAATATTCGTTCGTATAAAACTTTACTTAAACAATTTTACGATGGTGTGAGAGGTTCAAACACTTCTTGGTTTGCCAAATATCTCAATCCTAACGCCATAGTTTTGACGGATGATACAAAGATATATGTTTTCAAAAGTAACTTGAACCAGGGGGCTATTGACGCGGCTATTACTGAATTACAAACATTAATAAAGAATTATAAAACGCAGTTGGAAGCCAACCCAACACTTGGGTTGAAAGGTGAAGCGCCAATCAAAAATATATCAGAAATCACATATGATAATATGACGGTTTCGGATAATTTACCTGCGATAGATTGGGCGAAAACAGCAACGCTACAAACGGGATCAGCGGATAATGTAGCGGAGATTAAAAAAACGTATGGAAGTATATTCAAAATAACATTTGAAACAACAACGGATGGTGAATTAGTGTTGGTTAAAAAGAATGCTTATGTATTTGAAGGTCCTGGAAGATTTAATAAACAAGTAACTTCGATAGAAGCGCAAGCAAATAAAAAGTTATCTGATTTTGAAACGGCAATTTCTGCTGATTTGGCTGATAGACTACAAGACTCAGCGGTTGGATTGGGGTTCAAACCTACTGTTAGAAATATAGTTGGTGTTATAATGGCATCAGCGGAAGCATTTATTAGATTGATGGATGACGTCCATTCTAAAGCATGGGATGTTAAATACCACCCGATAAGGAAAGCGGCAATTTTGAGTAATGAAGCGTCAGCATTAGGGTCAGATACAAGAGACAATTATAATATCACAGTTCAATCTGAAGAAGGCGAAGATGGGTTGAAAAACGGGCAAATACCGGTATATCCGTGGCCGCAGTTTTTTGTTGAAACAAACGAAGATAAAAAAGGAAGATTCCAATTAAAATATATTGCGGATCCATCATTAGTGGATCAGACACAAGGGTTTTTGTATGATGTGTGGCCAGAGGTCGAATTTATTGAAGAATATATGAGAGGAATAACTCAAAAGTTTAATCCTCCGTTAGCACCACCACCATTAGACAATCAAAATCAAACTATGCTTATTAACATTAACGCGATTGAGTTTCCTACTGTTGGAGTTGCGTATGTTAATAAAGAAGAAGTTAAGTTTTTCTATGAGATATGGGAGCGACAATTTGTGACATCTCATTATTCTAATTTAATTAGAGCGGGTGTCGGTCAGATAGATAAGATAATCGAGTTGAATGTGGAAACAGAGTTCAACAATATTTTTCAATCTGTTAATATAAGTGCCCCATATATCACATTAAAGTTAAAAAACTTCAAATTAGACGCTTCAAATTATCCGGGCTTCTTACAAACAATATCTAATGAGGGAACTGGGCGAGCATACCAAGATTACATCCGAGATTTCTTTGTTACATCATATATCAAAAACCTAACAGAAAACTCTTTTAGTATTTTGAACACGACAAATCTGGGAAAAATCCCTGAGATGTCCCCGAAATCTGAAGCTCTGGAACAACTTATAAAAGGTGACAACAATAAACCTCTTATTATTGATACCTTACCATTCACGGATCCAGACTGGGTTGCTAATAATATGGTTGGTTCAAAAGCAAATGTTGGAAACTTGGTTTATGAAACCAAAAATACTTTGAAAGTATTTCCGGCTAGAAATGTTATATCTAACTTCACGGACATTTATAATTATACAACAAATCGACCTGTCACAAGTTTTAGTTATTTATCGACACCATTAACTCAACCAGCAAATGATAATGACTTTGGTGCGTTCTATTTAGATAGGTTGCGCTCACCACAAAAGAAATATCCTACGGAGGGTTATTTCAGTTATATTGATCCATCCGAAAATGTAAAACTTACAACAACATCTATGTTGAACACCCCATTCTTTGTGAATGCCATACAAAATGGTGTTTATAATGAAAGAAGGGAAGATGTGTATCCGTATGTTCAAGCGGCGTATTTGTTTTTGAATTCCCTTCCTTTGGCGACATTAAGGGAGAAATATAAGTCTTATGAGAATGCGGCAACGATTAACAAAGATTATATTTCATCGGTGTTTAAGAAGTATGGGGCGATACATAAAATGCCATATGCTTGGGTTCTTAAAATAGGTTCCATCTGGCATAGATATAAAAAATATGTTGAAACCGGAAACGACATATTGGAAAGTGCTTGGAAAAACTTTGATTATGTTTCCAATTATAGTCCGGTATTAGGGTCAATTACTCAAACATATTCATTTGATTATAGCCAAACGCCAACAACGATAACGTTACAGCAAGAAAACGACCGAGTTGTTACCATGGATGTTGGGTTTTATCCGAAGGTAATTAATGACTTTAATTATTTTTATAATGGTTATGATTATTTTTCCGGTTATACAAACACAGAATTACAAGTTGCCATCAATAACGGTATGAAAATACTTACAGATGGTAAGAACCAAATATTTGGGGTAAATTCAAACGGGAAAATCTTAAACGAAACTACGAGAACAGTTTTAGTTCCGAAATTAGATTTGGCGATACAAGATGTTAATTGTAATCCAATCAACAATACTGTCGGAGATGAATATTTTATTGTTCCATCATTTGGAACAACGTTAAATCAGGTAAAATATGATTGCGTAAGCGACCCATTATCAAATCCAACCGCGAAGGTTTCTATTGCGAGTAATCCAAATGTTTATAATGGAACTGTGAGATTATTATGGGGTGCTCCAAACTATGGTTATTTTGACGCAAGCCAACAGGTTAAACCAAATCCGGATGAATATATAAACAAATTTACATCATCTGAAAATTATACTGGCTTTGAATTTTTAAGAGAGAATGAATATTCAAAAATTGAGGAAGTGTTCCCTGTATTTGAAAAGAGGATTTTGGATCAGTTTGAATTATCGTTTTTGAATTTCTGTAAGCCATCCATCAATATTGCTGAAGAACAATCAATAACCACGTTATACGAAAGTGTTGTGGATATCAGCGCGAATTATAGAAACTTCCAAGCGTTGTTTAGAAGTTTAATGACCGTCCCAGCACAAAATAAAAACACCGGACCGACCTTAAAAGTTAGTGATACCGAATATTTGAAAAACACCATAACAACCCAAATGGTTAATTTCAATAACATTATAAAGTCATTCTTACAATATGATGTTATTTTACGTTATGGTAATCCATCAAATTATAATAGAAGAGTATTTGACTCTTATAGGTCATATCTGAATACAACACAATATGTTGTCAATCCGATAACATTTAATCCGTATGTTCCGGGTAGTTTGCCAACAGCATCAAACCCAGTTCTTATTTCTAATTCAAAAGCGGCAAACCCGGCAGCATGGGCGGCGTTGGAATTGGAAGTTGGATTCTCAACAATAAGTGGGGTTTCATATTCTTCAAATGGTTCGTATATCACAGATTTCTTTGTGGATAATAATATTGAATTTACATCTCAGAATGTGACACTATTGGCTCCGCTTATTAAAATGTATGCGACACAAAAATACAAAACACCAACAATAACCGCACAAGAGTTCAAAAACAAAATCACAGAATATCTGAATGGTGCTTCGGAATTACAAAATATATTCCTAACAAACACATTAGCAAGACTACAAAAAGATTTGCCAAACCAACAACAATTACCAGAAAGAACTATTCAATCTGTGATTGACGGGCAAGTAAGTAAAGTTGAATTGTATGAAACATTCAAAGCCCTAAATGATAAGTGGATTGCTGGTGGCGATTACACCGAAAAAACATTATTTGAGGATATGTTGTTCTTGGATCGTGCGTCCAGGAATATTGGTGATATAATTTTGCTTGACATATTTGACCTTAAAAATATGTTAAATCAAAACGCATTAAACCAAGCGATGAGTGTTTATGCGTTTATTGGTGGAATTTTAATTAAGAATAACTTTACGGTCATGAACCTTCCTGCGTATGTTAATTTCTATAACGTTCAGGAGGTAAGTAAGGATGCTGTGCCACAACCAGAAGGTTCATTAGAGTTTGCTAATAGAATGTGGGGAACATTTTTGGATGTTGATTATAGGAACTCAAGTTCAAAGATGGTTTGTTTCTATGTTGGGAAACCTTCTGAATATCTAGCGATGACAAATTCAGATTTCAGGTTTAGATCGGATGCTTTTGATTTGAATAGAACATCAGACAACCCGTTAATTGAAAATCAACAAAACAAAACGGATTGGGCGTTATCTAATAAATGCGTCGGATTTTCCGTTGATATTGGAATAAGAAACCAAAATATATTTTATTCGTTTTCAATTTCTCAAGAGCCAGGAAAAGCAACATCAGAAGCGATCAACACGGCTATCAATATGGTTAATCAAGCAACCGGTAGAAATACCGCCACGCAAAACGTAAGTTTGTATAACTTATATAAAAACAGAAGTTATAGTTGCTCAATATCTTGTTTGGGTAATGCGTTAATTCAACCCACCATGTATTTTAATTTGCGACACGTTCCTATGTTTTATGGTCCATATATGATTATGGATGTGAGCCATTCAATACAACCAGGAAATTTCCAAACTACATTTACTGGGGTTAGACAAAATGTTTTTGATTTACCGTCAATTGATAATTTCTTACAACAAGTTAATCAAAACCTTTTGACCAGACTTCAAGAAATATTGGTTACCAAAAAAGATGTTCCAGCAATATCTGCAACTACGGATAATCAAAAAAGCCAAAATACGGTTCAAGACGCGGAGAGTAAAAAATCCGCACAAAATAGTTGTAGCGCTAAACTTAACCCGTATTATGCGGAAAAAACTGGTGCCGATGCGTATATTTCAAAAGAAACTGCTGTTTCTGGTATAACACCATACGAGTTGGCAACCGCAATAAAACGAAAAGTGGCTGAGGTTCCATTAAGACTTATCATTTATACTATATGTTATGTAAGAACTTATCGTGCTGATAATAATAATGACGTAGGTAAGTTTTATGGATTTGACAATAACTACGCAACAGTTACATTAGAAGATCAATTGAATCCTTCAGATTCTTATTTCCTCAAAACATATTCGTGTATTGACATAAAAGAGAACAAATCAGTTCCAATCGCAAACTTTGCCAGTTTGGATGTGTTCCTTGATTTTATGGTTGCTCGATTGTTACAGGTGGTTCCTCTAATCCAACAAATAGGATTACAAAAATATTATGTTTGTTTCTGGCCGGTTAATAAGGTGAGTGAAGAATATTTCCAAAGTTACCCGAGTGAGTTTGCGCAAGTAAAAGCGAACATGTTTAAAGCAATTCAATCTGCGATTAAAGTTGGGGTATGCACAGAACAAGAAGCCAAAACATTTAATTATACAATTAACGAAAATTCACAACCACCATCTGTAACACCAACACCAAGTCCAATTCCGGATGCTGTATGTCCTCCACCAAGGATAGATTCATTTTCACCTATGACTGGCGCGACAAATCAGATAGTTCAAGTGAATGGTGTTAATTTGTTATCTACGACTGGGATAACAGTGGCGGATGTGGAAGTGAATATGGGTTTGACGGAGATATTTAATGATGAGACTTTGAGGTTTAGTGTTCCGAATTTTCCGAATCCAGCAGTTCAAGCAGGTAAGATAAAAGTTAGAACAAGATTCGGAAACGCAACAAGCCAAAATGACTTCAAGCATATTTGATATAATTGATATATTTATATAAAAAAGAACGTTATGAATGTTAAGACAGCATTAGATAATTATTTGGGAAAATCAGTAAGATATTCCGAACAAGATAATGGCGATGGAACCAAACAGGTTTGTGATTTAGATACTGGCGATTGCTATGTTGTTAGAGAAAGGGATGGTTTAATTGAAAGAGCAGGACACCAAGTTTATGCCAACAGAAAAGTTAAAGTTGAAACCTTCAAAGGAATAAAGCAATTATTAAATGATTAAAAATGAGTATTGATAAAAAAATTATTAGTGAAATAGAAAGATACAGAAGTATCAACAAATATATTATGGAGCAAGATGCTGCTGCTGTTCCACCTCCACCACCCCCTGGCGGTGAGGATTTAGGGGCACTAGCACCACCTCCTGGTGGAATTGCCGGCGCACCAGCTCCAGCAGCGCCAGTTCCGCCAGCAGCGCCAGAACCGATAGACGTTGAAACAGATGATGAGGTAACAAAAATAGATGACGAAGGGGAGTCAGAAGAAGAAGGTGTTGGAACAGAAGAGTTGGATATTACTGACCTTGTTGATTCTCAAAAAAATATTGAAACAAAACAAGAAGAATATTTTAATAACTTGTTTTCGCAAATACAGAATTTGGAATCCAAATTGAAAGAAATGGATGGTATTGTAAATAAGTTAAATTCATTAGAAATGAAGATTGAAAAATATCGTGAAAAAACTCCAGAGGAAAAATTAGAGTTGAGAACTTATGATTCATATCCATTTAATCAAAAACTATCTGATTTTTTTGATGACAAAAAAATTGAGATGGAAAAGACTGGCAAACATGATTATGTTTTGACAACAGATGAGGTTGAAGATGTTAATATTAACGACATCAAAAAATCATTCGCGCCAGGAAAGTTTGATAGTGAATATTAAAAAATAAAATTGGAGGTCGTTATGCGACCTTTAATTTTTTTATATCTTTGCGTTCGCAATTAGAGTTATAAGTCGTTTGACAATCGTATATTTGAATACTATATTTAGTTATTATAATCACAATTAAAATTTAAGTAATGAGCACATTAGACGCCGTATTGGCACAGTATGAGAAAAATCAGATGGGGGGTTCCCAATCAAGAATGTCGCAAGACGAAAGAATGAAAAAGTATTTTGCCCTTATTTTGGGTGATAAGGAAAAATCCGGACAAAGAAGAGTTAGGATTTTACCAACGAAAGACGGATCCTCTCCGTTTAAAGAAGCATGGTATCATGAGATACAAGTTGGAGGTCAGTGGCAAAAGTTTTATGACCCAGGAAAAAATGATAATGAAAGATCACCGTTGAATGAAGTTTATGATGAACTTATGGCAACCGGAAAAGAAAGTGATAAAGAACTTGCGAAACAATACAAGTCAAGGAAGTTTTATATCGTCAAAGTAATTGATAGGGATGCTCCGGAAGATGGTGTTAAGTTTTGGAGATTCAAGCACAACTACAAAAATGAAGGTATTTTGGATAAAATCATTCCTATTTGGAGAAATAAAGGTGATATCACCGATCCAGATAAAGGTAGAGACTTGATTATTGAATTATCCAAATCAAAAACACCAAAGGGTAAGGAATATACAAATGTATCTGCGATTATGTATGATGATCCAGCACCTCTCCATACTGATGCGGAGCAATCAAAAGCATGGATTAACGATGAACTCACATGGACTGATGTTTATTCTAAAAAACCAGTCGAATATTTGGAAGCAATTGCTCGTGGTGAAACCCCAAGATGGGATAATGAGAAGGGTGGTTATGTATATGGTGATTCTACAACAAGTGAAGAAATGTTTGGCGGTAGTTCAAAGTATTCTGACCCACAAGCAGAAATGGAGCCAAGCGAAGATTTACCTTTTTAAGATTAACTAAAAAATTAAAGGGAGGTGTAATACCTCCCTTTTTTCAAAAAAAATATTATGGCAATTAAGAAAAATGACTTCGGGTCAATTAAGAAAAAATTTTCCACATCAGCAAAATATAAACCACAAAGATTTTTTGACCTTGGCGAAGAATTTTTGGATGCGGTAGGACTTCCTGGACCGGCAATAGGACACCTTAATATGTTCTTAGGTCACTCGGATACTGGTAAGACAACAGCGGCCATTAAAACCGCAGTTTCGGCTCAAAAAATGAATGTTCTTCCTGTGTTTATTATTACAGAACAAAAGTGGAGTTTCGAACATGCTAAATTGATGGGGTTTGAGTGTGAAGAGGTAGTTGATAAAGAAACTGGTGAGTTAGAGTGGGATGGGTTTTTCATATTCAATAATAATTTCAGCTATATTGAGCAAATTACAGAATATATAAACGATTTGTTAGATGCTCAGGAAAAAGGAGAGTTAGAGTATGATTTGTGTTTTATTTGGGACTCAGTGGGATCCGTCCCATGTAAAATGACATTTGAAGGTCGCGGAGGAAAACAACATAATGCGGCTGCGCTTGCCGATAAAATTGGTATGGGTATAAATCAACGGGTTTCGGGGTCAAGAAAGTCTGATTCCAAGCATGAAAATACTTTAATAATAATTAACCAGCCATGGGTTGAGCTTCCGGATAATCCTTTCGGACAACCTAAAATCAAAGCAAAAGGTGGTGAAGCAATATGGTTAAATTCTTCATTAGTATTTTTATTTGGAAATCAAAAAGGAGCGGGAACAACCAAAATTACAGCAACAAAAGATAAGAGAACTGTTAAATTTGCTTCTAGAACAAAAGTCTCGGTTTTAAAAAATCATATAAATGGTTTAGGATTTGAGGATGGAAAAATTATTGTAACACCACATGGTTTTTTATCGGGTAAAGATGCGTCAGAAGAAAAAAGTTCTATTGAAAAATATAAAAAAGAGTATGCTGATTATTGGAAACAAATAATTGGCACTGATGGCGATTTTACACTGAAAGAAGAAAAAGAAAATTTTATTACTGATTAAAAATATTGTAGAATGAATTATAAAAATCCGAGTTTAGTTGAAGAAATAGAAAGAGAATACCCTGAAATGACTAGTGAGTTCAAGAACATTATGTTTCAACAGTATGAATTGTTTTGTATGAAACAATCAAACTACGGTCCATCTAATATTGCTGTTGGAACCTCATTAGAAAGTAATGACGATAAAAAATTATCGCTGACCGGAATTTGGTTTAGGGCGCACGACAAAATTCAAAGACTAAAACAATTGATAATCTTCAATCAAAATGATAATGTTGGTGAGTCAATAGAAGATACACTACAAGATTTATCAGTTTATGGTATTATAGCGCAGATTGTTTCCAACGGAAAGTGGGCAAAATAGATTTAGTAACACATTAAAAATATCCAATGTCAAAAACTTTATTAGTTGATGGCGATAATTTATTTAAGATTGGGTTTCATGGTGTAAAGGACATATTCAGTCAAGGAGATCACCTTGGTGGTGTTTATTACTTCGTATATACTATTAGGAAGTTTTTAGAAACTCACAATCATGATAAGGTTGTGGTATTTTGGGATGGAGACTCAAATTCATCAATACGTAAAGCATTATATCCCCAATATAAAGCGAACAGAAGGGAGAGTATGAACGAGTATAAGTATGAGTCATATCTTTCTCAAAAAAAAAGGGTCAAGCAATATTTGGAAGAACTATTTGTTCGTCAGGTTGAAATGAAAGATAATGAAGCGGATGATTTGTAAATTTGTGACAATTTATTCTCCGGTTACAAAAACTTATTATAAGTTTGGTGATAAAATAAGTTTCAACAAGGTTGAGATTCCGCATTATAATGTTTTAACCTGTAAGGTATTGGTGGGAGACAAGTCAGACAATATTGAAGGAATTGAAGGTTTGGGTGAAAAAACTTTATTGAAATTCTTTCCTGAAATGAGTGATAAGTCATTCACTATTGACGAAATCCTGGATAATGCGTCAAAAATCATACAAAACAAAAAATCAAAAGTGATTGACAATCTTTTGACTGGTAAGACAAAAAATGGTATAATTGGAAAAGAGTTATTTGAGTTAAATAAAAAAATCGTAGATTTGTCAAATCCTTTGATTACCAAAGATGGGATCAACTTAGTTCAGCAAATATATTCTGATACGATTGATCCAACTGATCGTGGTTATAAAAACCTTATGAGGTTAATGATGGAAGATGGGATGTTTAACTTCCTTCCAAAGGATGATAATGCTTGGGTTGAGTTTATGAAACCATTTACAAAATTGATTAGAAAAGAAAAAAGAAAAATTAATTAAACCTTTAAAAAAATGAAAGAACAAGAAAGCACAAAAATGGAACTTCTTTTGACGTTGAATGACAACATAGTAGTTCAGAGATTTTTTAATGTCAGGGGCTTTAACATGAAAGCAAAAAACTCTGTCGATCTTTATGAGTTTATTAGAACATTCAAAGAGCAATTGGAGTATTATTTGAAGATGAAGACAGTTTGTTATATGTTGGAGAATGAGGAGTCTATTATTTATGACCCTTCGATTATGGAAACATCATATACAGACGGAGCGGAAGACTTTAATATTTTCATAAAAGTTGGCGACCAAGTATTAACGCATAGATCTTTTGACGCCAAAAGATTCCCACCAAAAGTAAGATATACAGTCGATGTTCGTCCTTACCTAAAAGAAGTTATGCGTGAATTAACAGAGATTTTTTCAAGCAAAAAATTAAATTATAATTATTTGAACTTTGACTTGAGTAAGTGAATATTTACTAATACAACATATCTTTCTTCCAAATGAATAAAAATTTTGATTACTTAGGTAATACGTTTCAGATACAATTACTTAACCAAATTATAGTAGATAAGGACTTCTCACAATCCATTATGGACGTGCTTGAAAGTTCTTATTTCGACAACAAGTATTTCAAGATTATCGTCCAGATGGTGAAGGAATATTATAAGAAATATGAAACAACACCCAACTTTGAAACTCTCGAACAAATTGTAAAGTCGGAAATTTCGCAAGAACTTGCGTTAAAAATTATTCTTGATACCTTAAAGCAAATTCAAGACGCTCCATTTGAGGGAACCATTTTCGTCCAAGAAAAAGCGTTGAAGTTTTGTAAGCAACAAGAGCTTCAGAAAGCGATGGATCGAGCACAAAAGATAATTACCGAAGGTGATTTTGAATCTTATGATAAGGTCGAAGGATTGATTAGGGACGCATTACAAGTTGGGGAAATTGAAAAAGGTGTTTCAGATATTTTTTCCGGTTTGGAAACTGTTTTGGAAGAAGACTATCGGCATCCAATTCCTATGGGTATTCCCGGTATTGATAAGTTGTTGAAAGGTGGTTTGGCAAAGGGTGAGATTGGGGTTATTCTTGCTCCTACCGGAGTTGGCAAGACGACTATTCTAACTAAAATAGCAAACACTGCTTTTAATATGGGTTATAATGTTCTTCAAATCTTCTTTGAGGATAATCCAAAAATAGTTCAGCGAAAGCATTTTACCATCTGGACTGGTATTGAACCAGATAATTTGGCAAATCATAAAGAAGAGGTTTTGTCAAAGATTACTGAAATCCAGGAAACGATGAAAAACCGACTGGTTCTGAAGAAATTGGCTTCGGATACTATGACAATCAATCAAATCAAAAACCAGATTAGGAAGATGATTGCTGATGGAATTAAGATTGATATGATTGTTATGGATTATATTGATTGTATTTTACCAGAACAAAGTGCCAAAGACGAGTGGAAAGCGGAAGGATCTATTATGCGAGGATTTGAAGCGATGTGCCATGAGTTGGATTTGGTTGGCTGGACGGCTACTCAGGGTAATCGTAGTAGTATTTCATCAGAAGTTGTTACGACGGATCAGATGGGCGGTTCTATCAAAAAAGCCCAAGTAGGTCACGTTATTATCACAGTTGCTAAAACGCTAACACAAAAAGAAATGAACTTGGCAACAATAGCGATTACAAAATCTCGTTTGGGAAAGGATGGTGTGGTTTTTGAAAACTGCAAATTCAATAACGAGTTATTAGAAATTGATACGGAAACTTCCGTTACATTCCTTGGCTTCGAGGAACAACAAGAAGAGCGCAAGCGAGATAGAGTTAAAGAATTATTAGAAAAAAGAAAATTAAGAGAACAAAACCAAAATTAAAAAAATGCAAGAAGAAAAAATTTTGATTGAAAATCCTGATAGATTTGTGATTTTCCCCATCCAGTATGACGATATATGGGAGTTTTATAAGACGCACCAAGCGGCGTTCTGGACGGCAGAGGAGGTTGATTTATCAAATGACATCAGGGATTGGGAAAAACTTACAGAAAATGAAAGATTTTTTGTTAAAAATGTATTATCATTCTTTGCCGCATCGGATGGTATTGTGAATGAAAACTTGGCGGAAAACTTTGTTAAAGAAGTTCAATATCCGGAAGCCAAGTTCTTTTATGGATTCCAACTTATGATGGAAAATATCCATTCGTTGATGTATTCTTTGTTGATTGATACTTATGTATCTGACCCTAAGGAGAAGGACGAATGTTTCCATGCGATCGATAGGTTGCCAGCGGTTCAGAAGAAAGCAAACTGGGCGTTGAATTGGATTAAGAATAGCACGTTCCAAGAAAGACTTGTGGCTTTTGCTGCGGTTGAAGGTATATTCTTCTCTGGGTCATTCTGTTCGATTTTCTGGTTGAAGTCAAGAGGTTTGATGCAGGGATTGTGTAATGCTAATGCGTTGATTTTCAAGGATGAAAATCTACATACGGACTTCGCAATTCACTTGTTGAATAACCATATTGAGAATAAGCCAAGCGAGAAGAGGATTAAAGAGATATTGTTGTCTGCTCTGGATATTGAAAAGGAGTTTATTACTGAATCTTTGCCAGTTTCTATGATTGGTATGAACTCAAACCTGATGAAGCAATATCTGGAATTTGTAACAGACCAGTTGTTGGTTAAACTTGGATGTAGCAAGCAGTTTAATGTTGAGCAACCATTTAAGTTTATGGAGCAGATTGCGGTTGAAACAAAGGGTAATTTCTTTGAGTCCAGAACGATAGAATACCAAAAAGCAAAACTTGGCGAAGCATTAAACTTTACAGACGATTTCTAAAAACCAACTATTATGATGTCATTAAAAATAAAAAAGAGAGATGGGGATGAGGTGTCATTCAATCCGCAGAAGATTTATAATCGAGTAAAAAGGGCAGCAAAAGGATTGAATGTCAATTCTGATGAACTTTTTATCAAGGTTATAACATCCGTTCCAACGGAGGGTGCGATTACCACTAAGGAGTTAGATAAGTTGGTATATGAGATTGCTGCTTCTTATACTGGTAGCCATTATGATTATTCAAGAC